TGTTGTCAGAAGAAGAATGTAACGCCCGTAGAATTGCAGAACATGAGGCTCTTAGACCTTATCCATCGTGGATTGGCTACTTAGATACTATGACATGGAGTGCGCCTGTATCAAAACCAGTTGATGCCATTATGAATGGCGGAAATGTTCGTTATCAATGGGATGAAGCTACAGTTAGCTGGATACCAGCATCATAATAAATATGAAAGAGTTTTTTTTCATCTCTGGTTTGCCAAGGTCAGGCTCAACTCTATTGTCTGCCATATTGCGACAAAATCCTGAGTTTTATGCAGACATTTCATCTCCTGTACAAAATTTAGTTGGATCAACTATTAATGTTATTACAGGCAGCGAAAGCAATCATTTAATTGATGAAGAAAGACGCAAACATATTTTGCGTTCATTGTTTGATGCTTATTATGATGCAGTAGTTATAAGCACAGTATTTGACACTAGTAGAGGGTGGACTTCTAAAACATCTTTGCTTAAAGAACTTTATCCACAAACCAAAATTCTTTGTTGTGTACGAGATTTACCTTGGATACTAGATAGTTTTGAGCGTATTGCCACAAAAAATACTTTGTATAACGCAGCATTAACAGATGAAGAAGCAAGGCAAACAGTAACAACTCGTTGTGATGCTTTGATGGATGTAAAGAAAGAAGGACAGGTAGTTAAGCCATATTATTTTTTAGAAGAAGGTTTATTGCTTAATCCTGACATGATTTTTCTTGTAGAGTACGAAGGTTTGTGTAAAGACCCCGAAGGCACAATGCGTAAGATATACGCTTTTTTAGGCAAACAATATTTTGAGCATGATTACGAAAATGTAGAGTATGAAAACGAAACATATGACCGTTCTTTAAATATGAAAAGTTTGCATACTGTTAGAAAAAAAGTATCGTGGGAAGAACGACAAAGTATTTTGCCTAAATCAGTTTGGGAAAAGTATGTTGGTAAAGAATTTTGGCGGCCACAAAAACTAGACTATTCTATAAAATCTGTTTATAAGGTTGTTAAATGAAAAAGATTTTAATTATGGGTTTACCAGGATCAGGTAAAACTTACTTAGCACAAGCATTAAAATCTTACTTAGAAAAGCATGGTGAGATGTCCTATGATCGTGCTTTGAACGAACATTTTGGTAACTTTGGCTGTCAAGTTAATTGGTTTAATGCCGATGAAGTTCGTAAAAAATACAACGACTGGGACTTCTCCAAAGAAGGCAGAATCCGTCAATCTTTACGCATGGCTGAATTTGCCCTATCTGCTGGCGGTGATTATGTAATCTGTGACTTTGTTGCCCCTTTAGTTGAGATGCGTAATAACTTCAAAGCAGACTGGACAATTTGGGTAGATACCATTGATGCTGGTCGATATGAAGATACCAATAAAGCATTTATACCGCCAGAGGTCTATGACTTCCGTATTACGGAGCAAAACTGCGAGAAGTGGGCTGAGTTTATTGGTAATCATATTCTTGAGAACCGCAGACGCCCAGTCTTTAATTGGCAGAAAGAAACTGTCCAAATGTTAGGTAGATGGCAGCCTTGGCATGAAGGACATAAGGCCTTATTTGAACGAGCCATTGCCAAAACAGGGCAGGTTGTCATTCAAATCCGTGATTGTCAAGGTTGGAATGGGTCTAACCCATTTGCCATAGAACAAGTAAAATCGTATATAAAGAGAGATTTAGACCCTCTTTTTCAAGGGCAATATGAAATTCAAGTAGTTCCTAATATTGTCAATATTACCTATGGCAGGGATGTTGGCTACAAAATTGAGCAAGAAAGTTTTGATAAGTCAGTAACCAATATTAGCGCTACTAAAATCCGCAAAGAAATGGGCTTAAAGTGAACAAATATCATGTTCGGTTTAATACTAAAAATGAAGGCTCAAAGTTAGTTTGGCGTATTTTTGAAAATGGAATAGAACATTTGGCATCAGATGTACGAATTATTGGGGAAACATTTACTGAATGTACAGAAGAATATGGGCAGACTAAATGGAATATTGCTTGTATGGGTAGAATGGTATGGAATAAAGATGCCGTTGTTATATTAATTGATAAGGATTAATAATGTTAGGTTTTACCCCGTTCTCGACTAATCCTATATCGGATATACAACTTCCTGCAATTTAACCCTACTTTTGATTCAGTATTCCCTACAAAACCAACAGAGATATGGAGCAGTTAAAAATTATTTGAACAATTTTAAAAATAGTAGTATAAAATTATCACAACCGTACTAGCACGGAACGCTAGGGTTTCTAAGGAAACATCGAAATGGACGAAAGTCAAGAAGTAGTACTAGCGGAAGTATCCGCGCCAGAACAGGTGGCAACGGCTGCACCTGCAACTGAAGAAATAGCGCCGGAAGCAGTAGAGCCAGCAGCAGAAGCACCCAAAACCTTCTCCCAAGAAGATTTAGATGCCGCTATTGGTAAACGACTTGCTAGAGAGCAACGTAAGTGGGAAAGAGAACAGGCAGCTAGAGCCGCAGAAACGCAAGCTCGAAAAGCCCCAGTAGAAATCCCGCCAATTGAGCAGTTTAATTCGCCTGACGAATATGCCGATGTATTGGCAGAGCGTAAGGCAGAAGAATTGCTTGCTAGGCGTGAACAAGCTAGGATGCAGTCTGAGATCATTGAGGCGTACCACGATCGTGAAGAAGAAGCACGGAATAAATACGATGACTTTGAACAAGTTGCGTATAACTCCAAGCTACCTATCACGGACGCTATGGCTCAAACGATTCAAGCTTCAGAAGTTGGCCCCGATATGGCTTATTACCTAGGGTCTAATCCGAAAGAAGCCGAACGTATTTCTCGTTTATCAACCCTCCAGCAGGCCAAAGAATTAGGGAAGATTGAAGCTAAATTAAGCGATAATCCTCCTGTAAAAAAGACTTCGAGCGCCCCTGCACCAATTGCTCCGGTTACGGCAAGATCCACTGGATCGCCAGCAACAGACACTACTGATCCACGCTCTATTAAGAGCATGACAACTTCAGAGTGGATTGAAGCTGAACGCCAACGCCAGATCAAGAAGTGGGAAGCGCAGAGAAACCGCTAACTATTTTTTATTAGGAACTTAAAATGTCTAACTCGATCTTAACGATTGACATGATTACACGCAAGGCACTTGAAATCCTTGAGAATAATCTTGTTTTAACCCGTAACGTAAACCGCCAGTATGACGATTCTTTCGCTGTTGAAGGCGCAAAAATTGGTTCTACTCTCCGTATCCGCTTACCAGACCGCGCTTTGGTAACTGACGGTGCCGCCTTGCAAGTTCAAGACGACAACGAACAGTACACAACTTTGACTGTAGCGTCACAAAAGCACATTGGTGTTAACTTTACTTCTGCTGAATTGACAATGCAGTTAGATGACTTTGCAGAGCGTGTTTTGAAACCACGTATCTCTCAGTTGGCTTCTTCTATCGATGCTGACGTAGCAAACAGCTACAAAGCAATCTATAGCTCAGTTGGTACACCTGGCACAACTCCTTCTACTTCTTTGGTGCTTTTACAAGCTCAACAGAAACTGAACGAAAACGCTGCTGTTATGTCCCCACGTTACGCTACTGTTAACCCAGCAGCCAACGCTGGCTTGGTTGAAGGCATGAAAGGTCTGTTTAATCCTACAGACACAATCAGCCGTCAGTTCAAGAATGGCATGATGGGCATGGGTGTATTGGGCTACGAAGAAATCAACATGAGCCAATCTATCAAGCAACACACAACTGGTTCTTGGGGTACAACCATCACTGTAACTACTACTGTAGCTACTGAAGGTACTACTTCTTTAGGTATCAGCTTCACAGGTTCAAGCAAGACTTGGAACGTAGGCGATGTATTTACTATCGCTAACGTATACTCAGTTAACCCACAAACCCGTGAATCTACTGGTAGCTTGCAACAGTTCACCGTAACTGCTGCTGCATCTGGTTCATCTACTGCAACTTTGTCTGTTAGCCCAGCTATCTATACATCTGCTAACGCTTTAGCAACTGTGGATTCATTCCCAGTAGCTACTGCTGC